ATAATGGCATTAACATTACATGGTACAGAATTAGATAATGTAGATGTTCTCGTTGATGGGAAAATTGAAGTTGATATGTTTAGACTTACTACTGACACAAGTGGTGGTACTAATGCTGATTTGACTGCAAATCTTGAAAGATGTGATACTGATGGTTTTGCTAAAATAGGAACAGGTATGACTGAATCTTCAGGTATTTTTACATTTCCACGAACAGGTGTATATGAAGTAAAAGTACATGCAATGATAGAAACAGCAGATGGTGATGGCACAGCTGTATTGGCAACTCATGTAACTACAGATAACAGTAGTTATAATCCAAGTGCAGATGCTGTTGGTGGTGATGACCAAGGAACTAATAGTGTTCAAGTAACAGCATATTCTCAATGTTTTGTAAATGTAACAGACACATCACAAGTTAAAGTAAAATTTGTAACATCATCTTTTGGCTCTAACTCGTATATAAGAGGAAATTCAAATAAAAATGAAACATCATTCAGTTTTATAAGATTAGGAGATAGTCAATAATGGCATTAGTAATTAAAGGTAGTAGTTCAGGGCAAATTACACTAGATGTTCCTGCAAGTGCAGGTACAAATACAATAACTTTACCTGCGAGTACATTTACTGTTCCTGAAAGTGGTAAACTAGACCTGCTTCATGTTCAAGATGAAAAAGGAACAACAACACATGGTGGTTCTGCTAGTGCAAATACAGATAATATTAGAGATTTAAACACAGTAAAAACAAATGAAATTACAGGAGCTAGTCTCTCATCTAACCAAATAACATTACCTGCAGGAACTTATTTTGTTGAGGCATGGGCAAGTGGTTTAGCAGTAGACCATCACAGAGCATTTTTATATAATGTTACTGATAGTGATATAGAAGTCTTAGGTATGCAGATTTTTAACTCTGCTTTCAATACATTAACAAGTGCTTTTTCACCTGTTTATGGAAGATTTACTATTACAGGCACAAAAGTATTTGAACTCAGGCACAGAACACAAGGTGCAAAAGCCGACATAGGATTAGGACACTACATGAATGATACTAGAAGTTCTATATATTCAACTGTATTTATAAGGAAGTTACCATAATGAAATATGCTCTCATAGAAAACAATGTAGTCAAACAAATATCATACGAGCCAATAGAGGGTTATGTTGAAGTTAATGATGATGTGTTCGCAGGAATGATAAAAAAAGAAGATGGCTCATATGATGATACAGATGAAATAAAAGCAACAACTCAACGAGTTGCACAAGCAGAAGCTGATGCAGAAACAAACAGAGCAAGTGGAAAAGCAAAACTAGAAGAATTAGGTTTAACAGATGCACAAATTAAAGCATTAATGGGAGTAGAATAATGGGATTAGAAACAGGAACATATATAGACAGTCTTAACAGCTCAAACCCTACAGCAGGTGATGCCGTATCTGAGGGTGATGACCATTTAAGACTTATAAAATCGACAGTAAAAGCAACATTCCCAAATTTATCAGGTGCTGTAACAAGTACACAGGCAGAATTAAATTTACTAGATGGCGTAACTGCAAACACTACAGAACTTAATTATGTAGATATAACGACACTTGGTACTGTTCAAGCGTCTAAAGCCGTAACTGCCGATGCAAACAAAGATGTAACAGCAATACGAAACCTAACTATTACAGGTGCATTATCAGCAGGTAGTGGACTTGTAACCATGTCAGACATATATCCTGTAGGCAGTATTTATATAAATGCAGCAGTAACAACTAACCCTGCAACCTTATTGGGATTTGGTACATGGTCATCATTTGGAACAGGTCGTTGTCTTGTAGGTCATAGCCCTACTGATAGCGATTTTGACGCATTACAAGAAACAGGTGGTTCTAAAACTCATACACTAAGTATTTCTGAAATGCCATCACATGCTCACGCACAAGGTTCTCATGACTCGACAGCAGGAGATGGAGGAGCATACAACACAGAATTTATTAGAGACCATTCAGATACAGCTAATGGTCCGAATGTAACATCAAGTCATGTTGGTGGTGGTTCTGCTCACAATATCTTACAACCATACATCGTTGTTAAAATGTGGAGAAGAACTGCGTAATGGCAACATTTGTAGCACCTGCACCTAAAGGTCTAGTAAAAGATACAAACAATACTGTATTGCCACCTGAATTTTATTCAGAAGCAGCTAACATAAGATTTGCAGATAATGCAGCTAAAAAAATAAAAGGACATGACCAAGTGTTTGGGACACCTACAGTTGCACCATACTTCGTTATTAACTGGGCAACAGGTACAAATGTATACTGGTATTATGCAGGTACAACAAAGATTTACAGACAAAGTGGTAGCTCAACACATACAAATTTTACAAGGGCTTCAGGTGGAGATTACTCAACTAACTTAACAGCAATAGGAAATTGGACAGGAACTATTTATAATGGTCTACCTATATTATGTAATGGTGTAGACCAACCACAAGTATTAGCTACGACAGGAGCTAGTGCATTTAGTGATTTAACTAATTCAGGTGGTAGTGTTTGGCACTCTGTAAGTGGAACTACAACTGTTTGTAAAACTATTAAAGCATTTGGTAATTATTTAATAGCTTTGAATACTACAGAAAATGGAGTAAGTTTACCTAACAAAGTTAGATGGAGTGACGCAGCAGAAAATTTTTCATTACCATCTTCTTGGACAGCGTCAGCAACTAATGATGCAGGGTCTGCAACAATTGGAGATGAATCAGATTTTATTATAGATGGTCTTGCATTAAAACAATCATTTGTAATATACAAAGCAAACTCTACATGGTTAGTTAATTATATAGGTGGTAATCTTGTATTTAGTTTTCAAAAACTATTTAACGATACAGGTGTATTGACAAGAAACTGTATAGCAGAGTTTGACGGTAAACATTTTATTGTAACTCAGGGTGATTTAATCGTACATGATGGCGTAGCAAAACAATCAGTAGCAACAAATTCTATTAAAAGACAATTGTTTGATGATATTAATGATGACTATTATCAACTTACATTTTGCACACACAATGTTCAACAGTCTGAGATGTGGGTATGTTACCCTAGTATTGGTTCACAATATTGTAATAAGGCATTGATTTATAACTACGTTAATAACTCATTTACTTTTCGTGACTTACCTAATATTTATCATATTGGTCCGGGCATTGTAGACCCCGGTGCAACATCTGTTGTATGGTCAGGACAGTCTATGACATGGACAGCTTATAGTGGTACATGGGGAGATAGGTTATATAATCCGACAGAAAGGTCTATTCTTATGGCAGGAGTAGCAGATACTAAACTGTATCGTGGAGATTTTGGGCAACAGTTTGCAGGTGAAAATTACATCACAACCATTGAAAGAAAAGGATTAACCTTAGATGGCAATACAAACACAGTAAAACAAGTAAGAAAACTTACACCTAAAATATCAGGAACTGGCAAATGTACTATATCGGTAGGAAGTTCTATGAGTCCTAACGGCACATATACATTTACACCTAGTCAAGAATTTACACCTAACACGCAAAACAAAGTAGATTGTAGAAGTACAGGTAAATTTATAGCAGTAAGATTTCAACACACAGAAGATAGCACTTTTGAATTAAACGGATATGATTTAGAATATGAGGTAATAGGAGAGAGATAATGGCACAAGCCCCTAAGTACACACCAAATCCAGTACCGGCTAATCCTGAAGATTTACCTAGATATATTTTTGAAGAACTTATTAAACTTCAAGGTTCGTTAGAAGAAAACGCAACAACTTTTATAGAAGTAAAAAACGTAGAACCTGAAAGAATTAAACAAGGAGATATAATCTATGCTGACGGTACTAATTTTAATCCCGGAAGTGGAGAGGGTATATACTTTAGAAATGCAGCAGGAAGTTGGGTTAAATTATAAAAGGAGAAATAAATGATATACGTTTCAGGAATACCATCAAGATATATTGATGATGTATGGGAACATTGTGTAGAGTATATAGCAATGGGTATTAATAAATCTCAAGAAGAAATGAATGAGCATGATATCTATTACTTTTTAAAAGATGGAGAAATGCAGTTATGGGTTGTATTCGATGAAGATAATAATAAAGAAATTAAAGCTGTAGTTACTACACAAATAATAAACTACCCACAAAAAAAAGTATGTAGGATAGTTACACTAGGTGGCAATGGTATGGATGAATGGGTATCACAGGTATTAGATGTACTAGAAGAATGGTCAGAAGAACAAGACTGTGAAGCCATGGAAACTGTATGCAGAAAAGGATTCGTTAAAAAATTAAAGAACTTTGGTTATGAACAAACATATACCATAGTTGGAAAAGAACTCACAACAATACATTAGGAGAACACTATGAGTAAAGGTGGAGGTGGCACTAATACTGTCCAAAAAGCCGACCCATGGGTAGGACAACAACCCTATCTAACTGATATATATGGAGAATCGCAGAGACTTTATCAACAAGGTCCAATGCAATTTTTCCCCGGACAAACATATGCAAGTCCAAGTGATAGAACTATACAAGCAGAACAAATGATAGCTAATCAAGCTTTGGGTAGCCAACAAGTTATGGCTAATCAAGTAGCGCTAGCTAATCAGTTTGGGTTAATGCAACCACAAATGTTATCAGAAAATCCATATCTTGCAGGTGCAACAGAAGCTGCACTAAGACCAGTCTATGGACAAGCACAAGGTTTACTACAACAAGCTAGACGTGGTGCTACAGGTGCAGGTCAGTTAGGTGGCACAAGACAAGCTGTACTTGAACAAGGTGTAATAGGTGATTATATGCAAAAGGCAGGTGATATAAGTTCTCAAATGTATTCCAAAGCATATCAAGATTCTATTGATGCACAACAAAGAGCAATTAGTTTAGCTCCAAGTGTAATGCAAATGGGATTAGCCCCTGCTGAAACATATGGTAAAGTAGGTTTAGCTGAACAAGCAAGACAACAACAAGCTATAGATGACCAAAGAGCAAGGTTTGAGTTTGCACAACAAGCCCCACAACAAGCATTAAGACAATATTCAGACATAGCATTAGGTAATATGTTGCCCGGCTCACAAACTACATCTCAGCAAGGGGGAGACCCATCATTTATGCAACGAGCAGTAGGTGGTAGTTTATTAGGCATGGGTGTTTATGGAGCAGGAACATCAGCAGGATTGATTGGGGCAGGTGAAGCAGCATTAGTTTCAAATCCCGTAGGAGCTACAATAGCAGCAGGACTAGCAATAGCTAGTTTATTTGATTAGGAGATATTATGAGTAATAGTTTTTTAAATAAAGATTATCTGAACTACATGACAAGTATTTTTAAATCAGATGAAGAAAAACAAAAAGAAAGAGAGTTAGCTTTACAAAGCAATCTTGGTTTATTAAACGAATCTAATGAACAAAATAAATTTTTAGGTTATCAGAATGACCCAAGATTTATGGATTCTTTTTTTGAAAATACTACAACTAATTCTAACATAACAAATATAGATAAGGTATACGAAACAAAATCTGTAGATGGAAGTAAAATGTATAGTCTAAATGAACCAACAATTGGAAAATCAAAATTAGTTCCTGTTGATATGGACAATGAAAATAGAGTACAAAATGTTGTTGATATTGCTAATAATCAAAATGCAATGAGAGGGGATAAACAAATGTTTCAAATTAATCCTAAAGACACCTCACCAAGAGGTGAATATTTATCTAAAGCAGCAGTACCATATAGTAAAGAACAACAAGCAGGTTTGTTAGTAGCAGAAGAAAATTTATTAAACTTAAATCAAAATCCAACACAAGGTAATGTATTGTCTGAAATATATAATTTAGAAAAAGGTGGCTTTTCATCTAATGAAGTTGCAAAAGAAATATCATCTTTATCTCCTGCAACAATGATTACGTTAATGTCTGCGTTAGGTGGGACTAGTTCTAATAAAACTCAAACACCTATAGCTCCTATACCGGTAGCTACAAGAGGACAAACATTTGGTTTAATAGACCCATACGAAAAATATAGACGGAGATTAGTATAATGGCAAAGAAAGAAGATGAACTACAAAAGCTAGTTGATGCTGTTGGTGGAACTATAGCACCTACATCTAATATAGATGATACGCAACAAATGTTAAACTCTATTAAAAACGCTGCCTTGATAAGAGCAGGTATAGGTATAATGGGTCAAAGAAAAATGGGTGAATCAGGTTATGATGTAGCTAGTAGAACTATATCTGAAGTAGCCAAGTCTTCTGCTGACCAATTAAAAACATACGCAACCGTTGCTGCTGCTAGTAATAAAAAAGATGATAAAAAATTAACAGAATTTTCTAAAGCACAAACTATATACAACAAAACATTTTATCAACCTGATGCACAAACAGGAGCATTAACTCAACTAAGGCAACCATTTATGGAGCAAGGAATTACACCACCAACACAAGAATGGTTTAAAAATAATTTATTAACAGATGAGTTTTTATTAGGTGGTCAGGGACAAGGAGAAAATTATATAGATTTTCATTTAGGTCAAGCTAAAAGAGCAAGAGACAGGGGAGAAACTCCACCTGATTATGAAGAAACATTTAATACATATAATATATTAAGAAATACCGGAAGATAATGGCATCAATAACTGAAGAAGATAAGGAACTATTTAATAAAATAAATGGAACTGTAAGCACAGGCAAAGCAGTATTAGACCCATCTGACGTAGAAATGTTTGACAGAATAAATGCAGGTTCAAACTATGAAGCTATACTTAATGACAACATAGGCGTTGATGAGGGGTCAATAGAGGGTATTGATAACGAAGCAGAAGCTATGGCATATGCAGGTAGTATGGGTATGCTCGATACTTATAGAGGTGTAAAACAATACTTTGGGTTTGATGAACAGCAAATGAAAGCTGACCAAAAAAAACTTAATGCTATATTTAGAAATAAAGAATACGGTGGCAAAGCATTTGCTACATATATGGGTGGTATTATAGCTGACCCAGTAGGATGGGTAATACCTTTAGCTAAAGCTAAATCAGTAACACAAATGGTTAAACAAGGAATTGCATACGGCACAGGTTTAGGAGCTGCATCTTATGTAGACGAGGACAGTGGATTTAGTAGACTAGAACAAGCAGGACTAGGTGCTGTAGGTGGTGGTGTTATAACTGGAACACTAGGATTAGCTGCTAAAAAATGGGCAGGATTTGACCCTGTTGCTATAAGCAGACAAGATGCTTTAGATGAATTACCTAGTAAAAATTTAAGAATAGAACAAAACAGAACTAAAAATATAAGAAGACAAGAAGCTGAGGTTTCAAGATTGCAAGGTGTCACTGAAAAAATGACTGCTATAGAATCTTATAAAAAAAATGTAGCTATACCTACATGGAATAACTGGGTACAAAATCCATTAAGACCTATAGTCGGTGTTGGTGCAGGATTTGCAACATATAACATGTTAGATTCTTATGCAGAAACAGAAACAGCAACAGATTTTTTAGGTAAGACAGTACTTAGTGTTGGTGCATTTTTTGCAGGTAAAAGTTTAGGAACTAAAATGAATAGGAATGAAATGTTTAACAAAGCATTACATGATTTTTTTCCTGAAAACAGAATGAACCCTGAACTTTTAAGAATGTCTAATGAGCTAGATGGAAGAGTTGCTACTTACATGAAAAGATTAAATGATGTAGCAGGAGATATAAATAAGTTAGATGATGATGGTAAAAAACTTATATATAATCTTATGGGTGGTGATTTAGGTAAAGACGAATTACTAGCTATGTCAAAAGGTGAGATAGTTCAAAGAGCAACAAGAGTTGTTGGAGATATAAATCCCAAAACAAATAGACCGTGGACTAAATCAGAAATTAAAAAGCTTAAACCTGACGAACAACTTGCTTTAAAAAATAAAACAGAAAAAAATATAAATGTTAAAGAAACTTTAGGTATAGGATTACCAACAAGTGTAAATAAAATACTTAGATTAAATGATGAACAATCACAAATAATGAAAGAGATAGGTGAAGACCTAAGATATTCGGGTTTATTAGATGATGCTACATTTAAAACAAATATAGATAATTATATAGCAAGAATATATGACCCATTATTAGCAGTCAAAGGACCAAAAGCAGCTAATAAAGTTATAAAAGATTTGAGTAAAATTAGAGGAGACTCTTTATACAGTAGAGGACAGGTATATAACCTAGGTAATAAAGCTACATTTAAAGCAGAAGAATTAAAAGATGTAGTTCCTGCATTAAGGTCAGAAAGAAAATATGATTACCGTATTAATCAAACATATGGAAAGGTAAAAGATAACAAAGGTAAATTAATTAATAGAATATCAGATGAAGCTGACCCACAATATAATAAAGGATTAAGTTCTGAAGACCAAGCGTCTAACTATGGCGTTGTTATAAGAAAGAGTAAAGATAAACCTGACGAGTATGAAGTAATTACTCAGCTAACTAAACAGGAAAGAAAAGACTTGGGTGAACTAGATGACATGAGTTTATCTTTAGCTAAAACAGCATCTGAATTAAGAAGCACGGCAGGTATAGGTAAATACTATGCAGAAATGTTTGATAAGGGATTGAAGCAGGGGTTTGTTTTAAACAGAGAAAGTTATTTAACAAGAACTTTATCAGATAAAGGATTAAGAGTTTCCGGTAGAACAGGTGCTGATAGTAAACTTATTGTTAGTAATAAAGAAACTGACAGAATAGAAACAGAAATGAATCTATTAAGAACACAAGACCCGACAGTTCCCGGCAGATATAGAACCGGAGTAGATGAATTAGGACAACCGTTACCTGACGTTCCTTTTGTTAATCTTGGAAAATATAATAAGTTAAAAAAAGAATTAAAAACAGAACAAGACAAAGCATATAAAGAATACAACAATATAACAAAAGATTTAGAATCTAAATTCAAAGGAGCAACAGCAGACAAACCTGTAAGACTAGATACTGTAGGACAAGATGGATTTAAAGTTACAGATGAATTTGTTTATGTACCTAAAATGACTGAACCTGATGTTAATGGCGTTGGCAAAGCTGTAACAACTATAGGCGGAAAAGGTGGAACTGACATTCCTATGTATGGAAAACTAAATGGAAACTTAATAAGAAAGTCTGAATACAATGACATGATGTTACTTAAGTCATTAAGAGAAAATGATGGCTCAAGACTTTTGGGTGATGAATATTTTAAACTAAATAGTTTTTGGAAAAAAACTAAAACAGTATATAACCCTGCTGTGCATATGAACAACTACATATCTAATTATACACTTTATTATGGAAGTAATGGAGCATGGAAAGAATTAGGAAAAGTACACAAAGATGGAACAATCAAACAAATATTAGGGTTTGAAAGAGGTACGGTTAAATGGGATGATTTAGATGATGACCTAAAACATTTGTATGAAGCAGGTGTATTCGGTAGAGATTTAATATCTGCTGAATTAAAAGGCAATCTTGATATAGGTGCATTAAGTAAAGCATTTTCTACAGAAGCTGCAATGAAAGATGGTAACTTTATGAAGTCTGCTTTTGATACAATTAAAAATCAATTAAGTAAATCTAAAACATTAACATATGCAGGTAAAAAATTAAAAGGTGCTGACCAAATTATGTCAGGTTGGTATCAATTGGAAGATAGATTATTTAGAATAGCTTTATATAGAAGTAGATTAAAACAATTAAATCCTGAAACTAATTCTAAGTATACAAAATCTGAAGCATCTGCTGATGCTATAAAATATTTTGTAGATTACAATATTAAGTCTAAACATATCAATGCTTTAAGAGGAACAATAGTTCCGTTTTTATCTTATTCTTACAGGATAATGCCAAGACTAGCTGAAATTGGAATTAAACATCCTGAAAAAGTAGCTGTAATTGCAGCACTAGGTTACGCAGCAAATGATATGGGACGAGCTGCAACAGGTGGAACTAAATATGAACAAGAGCAAGAAAGAAAGTTTATGCAAGAGTATAACAAAACTAACATGTTCGGATTTGGTGCTATGCCTGAAGCTAACATTAGAGTAGGTGGTGGTAAAGAACCTAAGTATCTAAACTTTAGTAGAATGTTACCGGGTGGTGATGTTTTTGAAATGGGTGGGCAAACACCCGGAGAAGTACCTTTTTTCCCAAGAATTATGCAACCCGGTGGTCCTGCATTTAGTACGTTATTAAACACTTTAGGCGTAGACCCTTTTACATTAGGCAAAAAAACTACAGATGAAGTGGGTATGGATGCTTTAGAAGTAATGGGTAATAGGTCATTAAGTATTGCTAAAGATTTTATACCAAACATTCCTTTTGTTCCGGGTAGTTTTTCTTACAAAAAAATAATGTCTGCATATGAAAAAGAATTTGGTGACCAAGAAAAATACAATACATTGTCTGACCCATTAACAACATTAGAAGCAGTAGTAAACTCTGTTGGTTTAAAAATAAACACAGCAGATATAGGAAGATTAAGAAGATTTACATCTTCAGAAGCTAACGCAATTAAATCTAACTTTAGTAAGAAGAGAAAAAAAATTAATAATGAAAGAATGAAAGGATTAATATCTTATGAAGATTACATAAGAGAAGTAGAAGAACTTAAACTAGATATGAAAGAAACATTAGAGGAGTTATACGATAGAAAATGATACCGTTTGAAGTTATAACAATGCTTGGCTCTAGTCTATTTACTGGACTACTATCTATATGGTCACAGAAATCTAAAGATTCGGCAGACCAACAGAAGTATCTTATGCAAAGAGCAGAGATAGAAAGAGCATCAGTTAATGACGCAAGAAAAGATAACAGTCAGTATCAATCTACGACAAGAAGATGGATGGCATTACTTGCAGTATTTTTTATAGTATGCCTACCTAAACTGGCAGTATTTTTAGACCCATCAGTACAGGTACACTTAATGTATCTTGACCAAGTCAAAGAGGGATGGTGGATATTTGGTAGTACACAAGAAGTAACAACATTTAAAGGTATCGGTGGGATAGTAATTACTACAGCAGATACACATTTTCTAGCAGCGATATCCGGATTCTATTTTGGTTCTGCTGCGACAAGGAGATAACATGGCTATAGAAAGAGCAGGTGAAAAATTTTCAGGATATAACAAACCAAAGAACTCACGCAAAGGTGGTAAAAAGTTTGCTGTATTAGCTAAAGAGGGAGACAAGATTAAGCTCATCAGATTCGGTGACGCTAACATGACTATCAAAAAGAACATACCATCAAGACGAAAATCGTTTAGAGCAAGACACAAGTGTGATACTGCTAAATCTAAACTAACAGCTAGATATTGGAGTTGTAAAAAATGGTAAGATTATATTTAGCTATAATTATATTAAGCATTTTTATTTTAGGTTATGCAATAGAAGATGCTGTGTCTGATGTTACATCAAATGGTGCTACAACTAACAGTCAAACAAATGCTTCAGGAAGTAACACATCTATATCCGGTGGGTACTCACAAGAAACCACAAATAATTATACGGGTGGTCAAACTAATACTACAACTAATTCAACAAGCAATAGCACTAACCAAGAGACTGCCGTTAATAGTGCAACAGCACCTGCTATGTCTGTGTATAGCCAACAGTCATGTGTCATTCCACTATCTATTGGCATGACCGTTATTGGTTTCAGCACAAGTCTTGGAACATATCACCATGATTTAAAATGCGAACAAAGACAAAGAGCCAAACTATTAAATGGATTAGGAATGAAAGTTGCAGCGATATCATTAATGTGTCAAGACAAAGACATATGGAAAGCAATGATGGATGCAGGAACACCATGTCCTATAGATGGATTAATCGGTGAACAAGCTAAACAAAGATGGGAAGAACTAGGTAATGAAAAAGTTTTTGATACTGTTAATGCTACCTCTAGTGGCAAACGCAGACACTTCAGCAAATCTAATTACTAACGGTACGTTTGACAACGGCACTACAGGTTGGACTACATCAGGTGATGCACAAGTTATAGGTGATTGCTGTCCGGGTGGACATGACTTTGAGTTTGGAAACAGTGGGTCTATAGAACAAACATTTGATTTAACATCAGATGATATTACAACTCAGATGCTAGACAACGGTATTACTCTTAACTCTACAGTAGAAGTACAAAATGGTGAGGGTGGTGTAGGTTCTTGGTGTCCTAACTGTGGCGATGCTGACAGTTTTAGAATAGACTTAACAATACTTGACAATAATAGTCAGGTATTAACTACGACTACACAAACAAGAACAGATGTAACAGGTATTAATGGTGTAGATTTTACTGACTCTATAACATATACAGGTACTGGTAGTTACTATGGCAACATATTTATTAAAGGCGAAGACGCATCAACAGGAAGACTTGGTGGACCAAACGTAGATAACATATCAGTTACCATGGAATATGACCCTGTTGTTTTATCATTAGAACAAACACAACATATATCTGCTGTTGCTGAAATCGTAGAAGAAATATATATAGAAGAATTTGTTTACGAAGAACCTGTTATTGAAGAGATTATCTTTGAAGAACCTATGGTTGAAATCATAGAAGAACCTGTTTTTATAGAAGAAGAATTTATTGAGGAGACTATTGTCTTAGCTCCTGCTATGATAGAACCTGAGATAATAGAAGAGGTTATAGAAGAACCGGCTATTGAAGAAGTGTTTGAAGAAATAGTAGAAGCACCTATTGAAGAAGAACTTGTGGAGGAAATTAATGAAACAGAAACTATCGAAGAAACAGAAAGAGATACAGAAGTTAATGAAAGTAACGGAGATGTTATCGCAGAAGAAACCGAAGTCGATAACGAGAGTGGGAGTATTGAAACCGAACTAACAATAGAAGAAATATCTATTAAGGTAGCTGATAAAATTAAAACAATAGATGGTCAGCTCAAAGCTACACAAATGATAGTAGCTAAGGTTATGCAGAAACACAACAAGATATCAAGTTACTCAAAAGTAAACACAGATATATTTATACAACCAAATATAGTTGATATAGATATAGGTACATATACAAACAATACCTATGTAGATATCAGAAATATTTATCCAAACCAAACATACGAGGACAGACTATGGACATCAAGGTAATTGCAGGGATACTAGGAATAGCTATCAGTCTTGGTAGTCTATTCGTATTTCAAGGACAGTTAATACAGAGGGTTGAGGTGCTAGAATCTAAATCAGTACCTGATATTACCCCATTAGAAAAAGAATTATCTATACTCAAATCACAAGTAGAGGATTTAAAAGCTAGAAATAGTAATCCATTAATGAGATGATAAAGATAATGAAGTTCTTATTAGGTAAGATAAGAACCAAATATCTAAGACCGGAGATATCTGTCTTAGAGTTTATACTAATATTGGTTATGTCATATTACATCACTAGATGGCTATATGCTTAAACTGATAGGAGATAACTATGAGTGCAAACATCCCTTATACCAAGAGGGAAATGCAAATCATCAAGGCAATCCATGCGATTGAACCTAATGCTAGGTTCAGTATTAAGGACAACATAAAGAATAGACTTGACTACCAATATGGTGGTATAGTATTCTTTAATTGTCTACCAATAAGTTGGGACGAAGTTATGGATAAGATTGATGAGCAAGAAGAAAGAAGACCTTATTAGTAATCCTCCCCATTACACAAAGGGGATTGAAACTACTAGGTATATACGGTCATGGGATATGGACTATGTTCGTGGTAACATTATAAAATATGTTACTAGATTTCCGTATAAGGGTACACCTGTGTCTGATTTAAAGAAAGCTCGTTGGTACTTAGATTATTTAATTAACGAGGAAGAAAATAAATGAGTGGTCAGATACATAATAGTGGTGGTAACTTTAGTAAAGTTGGCATCATACAAAGAGATGATGATGGTAACGCACTACAATGCCCTCATTGTGATTCAACCCATTTAATAAAATCGGGTACATGTGGTACTCATAAACAAAGAAAAAGATGGAAGTGCAGGACTTGTGAAAAGAAAACAGTAAGTCCTAAAATTATAAAGAATTACGAATTAGAAGAAGCTGAGAATCTTGATTGGTCTACTGAAGAACTAATCAATGCAAGAACAGAAGTCTTCAAAAGA